GCGCAACGTGTGGCTGCTTCTAAATTTGAAGAATCAACAAAACAAGAAGTATATGCTGGCTTAGTTTACGAACGCATGGGCGGCATCTTTAACATGTATGACGTATTGTCAGAAAACAAAAAATAATTTAATTTCCTTTCACATAGCCGGTGGCAACATCGGCTATCTTTTTTACACTTTTTTATTGACATACTCGTAACAAGACTATATACTATACACATTAACTTTTCACACCTAAGGAATTTACATATGGCTAAGATTTATGGACCAGAAGAAAAAGCAAAACTTGAACGATTGATCACTGAAGGATCAACTGTACTACGAGAAATGGAAGATTTGCGTGAAGGACTAAAAGAAACTGTTAACGCTGTTGCAGAAGAACTTCAGGTTAAACCATCTATTATCAACAAAGCAATTAAAATTGCACATAAAGATAATTGGACTTCGCATCAAGAAGAATGGGAAGAAATCGAAGGAATTCTTGGCATTACTAAAAATATTATTATTTAAGATCGGATACAATATATATGTATGTTGATGCGGTCTATAATCGCGATGAAGATATCATTAATGTCGTGGAACGTGACGAACAAGGTAAACGACATTATAAAGAATACTCTCCTAGACATATTTTCTACTATCACGACGTTAAAGGAAAATATAAATCTATAGAGGGCAAACCTCTTAACAGGGTCACCTGTAAAAATGTGAAGGAATTTCGCAAGGAAATTGCGATTAATGCTAACAAACGCATTTACGAAAGTGACATTAATCCTATCTATCGATGTCTTGCAGATAACTACATTAATGTAGATGCTCCAAAACTGAATGTGGCATTTTTTGATATTGAGACCGATATGCAACCATACGCATATTCTGGTCAGCATAAAGTAAAAATTCGACCAAAGGCATCATAATTTTTTGATATCGAAGTACGTTAGATAAATAATTTAGTAAGGAGTTATTATGAATTATTATAAAATATATCAAAAAATTATTAAATCTGCAAATAATCGAACAAAACAAACAGGATTAGAAAAACATCACATTTTACCAAATAGTTGCGGAGGGTCTAATGCTAAAGACAATTTAGTATTTTTAACTACCAAGGAACATTTTATATGTCACCAATTATTGATTAAAATTTATAAAGATAATCCGATATTTAAGAAAAAAATGATATATGCACTGTGGTGGATGTCTAAAACTAGAAATAAGTTAAATGGATATCGGGTCACTGCTCGGATGTACGAAGCTGCAAGAAAAGAGTTCAGTTTAAATAATCCAAATAAATGTAAAAAGAGAAAACAACGATTTACAGAAAATCACAAGGCTGGAAAATATAAGTACGATTACAATAAAGTCAGCAATACATTAAAAAAAACATTATCTACACTAACTGCTACAGAAATGCAAGATCGAATGAGGCAATCTGCAGGTTCATGTGATCAAGAAAAAAGAGCGCAGGCAATAAGAAAAGGCAAAAGTTCGCAAATTAAATTAACAGATGCAGAAGGAAAATCTATTGTATTTTGGTCATATGATAATGTTGAGGAATTAACAGGATACAACTATAGTCAAATTAGATACAGATTAACCAAATGTAACGGAATTTTAGAAAACGGCAATACAGTCGAATATATTTCAAGGTATACTGCAAATGACAAAAATATCGGACGAAAAAGAAATAACCATATTTCAACTAGGCCAACTACAAAATAAAGACGAGTACGAAGTGTTTGACGAAAAAACTAAAGCGTGGGTTCCGGTAATTGGTAGCAGATATTTAGAAGCCGGGCCCGGCTATGCTACACCCGAAGAAGCATTTATGCCTATTACTGCTATATCGATAAAGTTGCAATGGCTCGATGCGTTGGTATGTTTTGCAATTCCTCCTAAAACACTATCGATGGAAGAAGCCCAAACGGCTGTTGCAGAATTTGATAATGTGATGCTGTTCGAAAAAGAATCAGTAATGCTTGATGCATTCCTTACACTTATCGAAGATGCAGACGTATTATCAGGTTGGAACTCAGAAGGATATGATATTCCATATACTGTTAATCGCATAACTAAGGTGCTGAGCAAGAACGATACTCGTAGACTCTGCTTGTGGGATAAATTACCGAAAAAACGTGAATACGAGAAGTACGGTAAGACTGCTGTTACTTACGATTTGGTTGGCAGAGTACACCTTGATAGTCTCGAACTATACCGAAAATACACTTACGAAGAACGACATACGTATCGATTAGATGCAATTGGCGAATATGAGCTAGATGAACGTAAAGTGGCATACGAAGGTACGTTAGATCAACTGTATAACAACGATTTTAAGAAGTTTGTCGAATATAGTTTACAGGATACTGCTCTTCTTGATAATTTAGATAAAAAACTTAAATTTATCGACTTAGCTAATTCACTTGCACACGAAAATACGGTGCTGCTACAAACTACTATGGGTGCTGTTGCTGTTACAGAAATGGCAATTATTAACGAAGCCCACAGACGGGGCATGATTGTTCCTAATCGTGTTAAACGAGGCGACGAACCGAGTCAGGCTGCAGGCGCTTATGTGGCATATCCTAAAAAAGGTATCCACGAATGGATAGGATCGCTTGATATTAACTCACTATATCCGTCAATTATCCGTGCGTTGAATATGAGCCCGGAGACTATCGTTGGACAAATACGACAAGATGCTACCAATAAAAAAATTGAGGATCATATTAATGCTGCCAAGCGCAATACCTTTGCTAGTGCATGGGAAGGGATGTTCGGTAGTTTAGAATATGATGATGTTATGAACCAAGACGCAGGGAGCGAGCTAACTATTGACTGGATTAATGGCGATAGCGATTCTTTGAGTGCTGCACAGATTTATGAACTGATTTTTAACAGTAATCAACCATGGATGCTTAGTGCAAATGGCACCATCTTTACGTATGAGAAAGAAGGCGTCATTCCGGGATTACTTAAACGCTGGTATGCTGAACGTAAAGAACTACAGGCTAAACTAAAAGATGCACGTAAAGCAGGAAATACTATCCAAGAAGAATACTGGGATAAACGACAACTGGTTAAGAAAATCAATCTGAACAGTTTATACGGCGCATTGCTTAATCAAGGATGTAGGTTTTTCGATCAACGGTTAGGACAAAGTACAACCCTAAGCGGTAGAGCAATCGTTAAACACATGAGCGCAAAAACTAACGAGATTATAACTGGCGAGTACGATCATGTTGGCAAATCTGTTATTTACGGTGACACAGACTCTGTTTACTTTACTGCATATAACACACTAAAAGAAGATATAACAGCAGGCAATATTCCTTGGACTAGAGATTCGGTTATTGCACTTTATGATGCATTAGACGATGAAGTAAATCCGACATTCGTTCCGTTCATGCAAAAAGCATTCCATTGTCCGAAGAATCGAGGGGACGTTATTAAATGTGGGCGGGAGGTGGTCGGCGTTCAAGGATTATTCATTACTAAAAAACGTTACGCTATCCTTGTTTATGATAACGAGGGTAAACGAATGGACACTGATGACAAACCTGGCAAGATTAAGGCCATGGGGCTGGATTTGAAACGCTCTGATACTCCGGTAGTTATCCAAGAATTCTTAACCAAGGTGCTAACTATGGTGCTGAACGGTGGACAAGAACAAGCAGTACTAGACTTTATTTCAGAATTTAGAACTGAATTCAAAGCATTCCCTGGTTGGGATAAAGGTAGCCCTAAACGTGCTAACAATGTTACAAAATATCGAGAGAAAGAAAAAGCACTCGGTAAAGCTAACTTACCAGGACATGTACGTGCATCACTTAATTGGAATACATTGAAAGATTTGCACAACGACAAATATTCAATGGGAATCATCGATGGTGCAAAAGTTATTGTCTGTAAACTAAAAGACAATCCGCTAGGATACACATCTGTCGCATACCCAACAGACGAATTACGATTACCGCAATGGTTTAAGGATTTACCATTTGATGACGATGCGATGGAAAATGCTGTCATTGATGAGAAACTTGGCAACTTAATTGGCGTTCTAAAGTGGGATTTAACTTCAACTCAAACATATAACAACTTCAACAGTTTATTTGAATTTTAATTAACAATACAAGGTAAGGTCATTATGAATAAAAAAATATTACTGCTAAGTTGCCCTGGGCTGGCCATTTGGATGCCTCGCAGGCATAATAGTATTCCGTCCGGCGGCACAGCAATTGGTGGCGCATTAACCGAAGCAGGACATCAGGTTACATATTTCGATTTAAATAATGTATTGGCAAAACACAGGCTAAAAGCATTCGAACACAGCCCTGGGCCTATCGATGAAAAAAATACCCCTGAATTGTATCTAACCGAAGATGAATTAAATTCCATCACCATTCCGGAGAATATTCATCATTCTTTATCAACTCAAGAATATACTGGCAGGATCGGGCATTGGCTTTCGTGTATTGTTGATTATATCACTACAAATGTAAATTTAAATGAATTTGATATCATCGCAAACTCAATTACTTTAGTAACTGGTGCTACCTTTCTAGAAAAAGGAGCAATTGGTTTTACTCTATTATTAGACCATATACTAAAAAGTCGCTCAACTAATAACAATCTGGTATCATATGTCGGCGGACGATCTCCATTAAATTTGTCAATAAATGATCAATTTATATATAACGTGTTAAATTACGATAAACAGTATTTACCTAATCGAATTCTTGGAGGCACAGGCGAATTTATATTCCCTCGATATCTAGAACTATATTTAGAAGATGACATAAATCGAACAACTATTAATGTACATGACGGAAATGGAATTTTCTCTGAATCTGAAACAGAAAATTCATTTCCCGGCACACTAAATATTGATAACCATTTTCTTATATTAACAACAGGCAAGGGTAAATTTCCAATTCCGGTGCTCCCTGAAAATTATAAAGATAGCATATTTCATTCTAATTATATATTTCCAGAGGAATTCAAAACTAAATTTCCTGAATTAAGTAACTTAACTCCGAAACCCATTATTGATTTTAGATTATCCGAAGGATGTACGTTTGCATGTCACTTTTGTACCAATGCAAAAAAACCATTTATTGTACAACCGGTCGATAAAGCAGTAGACACATTCAAGTATTTTTATGATAACGGAATTCCATATGCTCGACTATACAATGCAGATATTAATGTCAGTTTAAAATGGATTAAAGAATTATGTAATAAACTAGTACAAGCAAACATTAAAATGAAATGGATGGACAGCGCAAATTTAAATATATACGATCAAGAAATGTTTGATGGTCTTAAAGAAGCAGGATGTGTTAAATTATATTGGGGAACTGAAACTTCTGTTGAACGATTATTGATATTAAATAACAAATATCACATTAACCATTATGACATTTCAGCACAACACGAGCACGAAAAAGTATTACAAATGTCTCGAGATGCTGGTATTTGGAATCATGCTAATATCATTTATAATTTTCCAACCGAAACTGACGAAGAATTTCAAGAACTTATAGATAGATTAAATTATAGAATAGAAAACAGATTGATACATGCATATCTTATTAATAATTTTAAATTATATAGAAATACAACGTATTTCAGAGCACCAGAACTGTTCGATGTTGAAATCCGAAATCGTACTAGACATGCAGAAATTTATGAGTACAACGAAATCGGTAAAATTAAAAAAACATGGGACCAAGTCGAAGAGTCTGGTCGTATTAAAGGTGCAAAATTTTACAGCGATGTTGACATCATACCAGAAGTACAACATGATGATTTATTATTTTTTGCATTACATGACTGTTTAAACGGCGATCTTGAAAAATTATTTAACATATTACATGATATACACTATTCAAATTCAAAAATAATATATCATTCTCCAGGTAGAATGTGGGATTTTCTACAATACTATTTAAAAAGAAATAATACACTATTTTAATAATTACTATTCCATTTCAATAATAAGTTTGATTAAAATAGTGTATACGCAAACCTCCAAACAAATCATTTGATTTTGGCTAAAAACTTTATTGACTTCTACTATTATTCTATATATAATACGCAGAACCATACACACTTAACGGAGATACAATACATGAAAAACATTTTACACGATATCGTGAACCATACCCAAAATTTAGGCTTCTTGACTACTGTGAAGGTTACAGGCACGGAAGAAGGTACGCTGATTAATTCAATGGCAGAGGATCGCTCGGTTATTATGGAGGCAGAGACTAATGCACCATATGCCGATATGATTGGCGTATTCGGAATGCCACAACTCAATAAACTGAAATATTTGCTTGACGGTTCAGAATATATGGACGATGCGAAAATTTCCATTACTACAGCAATACGAAACGATGTGGAAATGCCGACTGGTATCCACTTTGAAAACAAAGATGGCGATTTTAAGAACGATTATCGTTTTATGAATCAAGAAATTATTAACGAAAAATTGAAAACTGTCAAATTCCGTGGCGTTAAGTGGGACGTTGAGATTGCTCCTAGCGTGGCTGCTGTGCAACGCTTTAACTTCCAGGCTGGCGCTAACAACGAACATCCTACTTTCCTTGTACGTACTGAAGGTTCTGACTTGAAATTTATCTTTGGCGATGCGGGATCACATGCTGGCGAATTTACTTTCGCTACTGACGTCACCGGCAAACTTGATAAAGGTTGGACTTGGCCAGTTGTACAAATTCTTGCTATTCTAAAAATTGCTGATTGTAATAACACTACAATGAGTTTGTCAAATGAAGGTGCGATCCAGATTACACTCGATAGCGGCATTGCTACTTACAAGTATATCATTCCTGCTCAGGCTGGCTAATTATGTTTGAAAATGAAGTGTATAGTCGGAACTATAAATCTGGCGATAACATTACTATTAATATCGACCCGAATAATATCGGACAGTGGGACACTATGGACTATGTCACTTCTAATGCTGTAGGCGATGCTACTATTACGATAGATGAACTTGATTGGCTTCGTGCAAAAATGGAAGAAGAAAAAGAATACGAAAAATTAGCTAGGGAGAGTGCTGCTGTTAAAATAGCACTCGACCATCTTAAAGAAGCCGAACATAAACTAAAAGTCACTGCACATTTAGCGAGGACACATGATTGAAAGTATTATTTCAAATAGTAAATATCTTGATATAATCGACGGTAATCCGGGAGGGTACATTAGCAGTATCCCAGGAGGTGGCGATCCTGGCGTTGCAGTGGGGCAAACTCATTACAATATGGATACACAAACGCTCGAAGTATATAATGGGCAAGGATGGGTGGCCATACAACAAGGATATACTAATGTTGATTTGACTACTGAGGCTGAAGAATTGCTCGAATGGGCTAAAGAGAAACGTAATGCTGAATTGAGTATGCAGGCATTAGCAAACGATAATAAAGCTGTGCAAATAGCTTTGAACAATTTGAAAGAGGCAGAAAACCAATTAGCGGTGACTGCCCATTTAGCGAGGAAACATGAACCAATATAATAGGTGAATATCGCAAGTAGGTATAAATAACATATAGGAGAATATTATATGTTTTATGTATATGCTTACTTACGAACCAAAGATTTAACACCATATTATATAGGAAAAGGCAAAGATGATAGAGCGTGGCAAAAATCACATTCTGTTGTTGTACCTAAAGATTTAACTCGCATTGTAATTTTAGAATCAAACCTTACAGAACTTGGTGCATTTGCAATTGAACGGCAAATGATTAGATGGTACGGACGGAAAGACTTAAATACCGGAATTTTACGCAATCAAACAGACGGTGGCGACGGCGCTTCCGGAATCATACCGTGGAATAAAGATACAAAAATTGGTTCGTACTTAACTGAAAAAGGACGTAAAATTATTTCCGACGCAAGTAAAAAACCAAAAAAAGACCTACATAAAAAAAGAATATCCGAAGCGTTAAAAGGTAAAACAAAATCCGAAGAACACCGAAAAAAATTGAGCGAAGCGGGCAAAGGCAAAACACCGTGGAACAAAGGAAAAACAGGAGTTCAGGTTTCTACTCGAAAAGGAACGACAGTTAGTGATGAAACTCGTGCAAAAATGAGAGAAGCTCACAAGGGACAAGTTCAATCCGATGAATCAAACCAAAAACGATCAAATACATTAAAAGGCAGAAAAATGTCAGACGAAACTAAAAGAAAAATGTCAGAAGCCAAAACGAAATATTGGAAGGAAAAGAAAAATGCAAAATAAACCACCAGTTGATTTATCCCCTCTTAATAAGGATTATGCCTGTTATCTTCCGGCCATCAGCAGTTTTTATAGTACATACGTTGCTAAACAACGTTTAGAAGAATTTGTACCTACTGATAGAATACCAAAAGGATTCGATCGTGGCATCGAAGGTATGAACTTCCTTAACCCTGAACAAGGATATTTCCATTACAAATATGGTCTTTATTCCGCAGGACATGCCCAACTAGATCTCGAAAAAACTATGGTGCAAGATTCTATGGTCCAACAACGAGATCGCCCAAATACTATGATACTTGGCGATTCCGGTGGCTATCAGATTGGTAAAGGTATCCTGAAATTTGATTGGCTTAACTTCGAAGGTGCAGCCGCTAACAAAACTCGACAAACTATTCTTGATTGGCTGGAACTTACTGCTGATTGGAGTATGATGCTTGACGTTCCGACCTGGGCATGTGATCACATTCACGGTCCTAAAACTGGACTAAAATCATTCGACGATTGTTTAGAAAAAACTAAATTTAATAACAAATACTTTCTTGAAAATAGACTTGGCGCTACTAAATTCTTAAACGTACTACAAGGATCTAATTGGGAAACTGCTGAGGCTTGGTATGAAGGCGTTAAAGAATTTAGTGATGAAAAAGTTTGGGGCGATAAGGCTGCTGAAGGTTGGGCCATGGGAGGGGCTAATATGTGCAAGATGGCTATTACTCTTCGACGCTTGATTACTATGCGGTTTGATGGTATGCTCGACGGCAAAGATTGGATGCACTTCTTGGGTACTGCACAACTTGACTGGAGTTGCTTCCTTACTTCCATTCAACGACAAGTTAGAAAACACATCAACCCGAACTTTACTGTTAGCTTCGACTGTGCAAGTCCGTTCATTGCTACTGCACACGGATTAGTCTACACAAACGCCCAACACACTGCAAAACGTTGGTCCGTTATTATGGACAAAGCTCCGGATAATAAAGCACTTGCTGGACGCCACGATATTCCATTCCCTTTCGAATCTGAAATTGGACGTAGACTTACTATTGCTGATATCAATCACTATGCTCCAGGCATGCTTAACAAAATCAAAAAAGAAGGCAAAACTGCTTGGGATAGCTTTGGTTACGCATTGATGATGGGGCATAATGTATATTGTCATATTGTTGCTGTACAACGTGCAAATCAGTTGATGGATATTGAAATTGCAAAAGCACAACCAAATTGGAAGGCTTGGCGACAAACTAAGGTTGCTGATAAAAGTGACGAATACTCCGATTGGGTTCCTCGTAACATTTTGTATTTTGATAGGTTTGTTACTGAACTATTTGATTGTAAAACTAAAGACGAAGCATTTGCAATGCTTGATCACCCGACTGCAAAAGGATTCCTTACTAGCTTAGAAGGTGCTCGACTACGAGGCGGCGTTAAAGATAACAACTTCGTTAACTTGTTTGAAGAAGAAGGCGTTGCTGATACCGACGAACGAGAAGATGATGTCCTTACTAAAATGGAAGATACGCTAAAATGAAACGAAAGTATAACACCGGTACTAAAGATGATATAACTGTATTCATTGGTAAAGAAATTGAACACACGCCCGCTTACGGTATGGACACATTGTTTATCGTGGGCGTGTTGTCAACTAAAGAAATTAACGAATATTTGGAACAATATCCAAACATCGAACATATTTTCTTTGGCGCTAATCATAGTTACGACAATGTTGAGAACATCGACGAGTACGATGTTTGGGAACATATGATCATGTATTTTTTGTCAGCTGGCTATCTATGCAGTCTGGATATTCCATTGTCTAAAGTCGATATGTTTAATGAATCTGGATACAATGAATTTAATAACTTTATTCCGCAAATACGTATTCCTATTCCATACGTTAGCTCCTGGAACTATAACACTATGATTAAAATCGACGACAAAGATTTTAATCATAGTAACCCAGGCGTATGGACACATAGGCTGCATAATTTGCAGGATGACAAATGTTTCACTTCTTGGGACAAGTATTCACTTGACACTATCTTAAAATAAAGGTATAATAATATAATGAGAAATATTATAGCAAATCGCTGGATCTATGTTACATTTCAAAAGGCAGGATTTCATAAATACCCAGCGGCAACTACAGATAAAAATTTACAAGATGTTTCATACCTTGGCGATCGCCATAGGCACTTATTCAAGTTCAAAGTTCAAATAGAAGTATTCCACGATGATAGAGAACTCGAATTCCATCAAGTACTAAATTTTTGCGAATCACTATTCCAAGAACAATTGGATATTGACTTCAAAAGCGTTGAAATGCTTGCTGATGATTTGTACGCTCTGTTAATTGTAAGATACCCGCAACGGGATATGAAAATCGAAGTCAGCGAGGACGGCGAATGCGGCTGTATCGTTGAATATCCGTTAACCAATAACTAGAAGGAACATATTATGGCAACCACGTATACTACAAATGATCCAAATACTGCATACTATAGAAAACGCCCAGACGTCGTTAAGGTTTTTGATGACTTGGACGAGTATAGGAAATTTTGTCGTACTAATTATATGAAATTTGACGAAGCAGCACTTTATCGTCGTGATTCATATGAGTATCGTGCATTTCTTACAAGTAAGAATCCAAGAAAACAACATCAGAAAAGAAGGTAATAATTATGGCGGATATATTCTTAGTCGATTTAGAAGCAGTTGATACCCGGTATACTGGCGAGTGGAAAAAACATATTCCTAACTTGCTTATGGAAGCCGGGCATGCAATTACTATCGTCGAAGGACCTACGGATATTCCGGCAGCTACTACCCCCGGAGCGTTCCTTAACTTCGGGGGTACTAATATTTACAAAGCAAGGCAAGTTGAACAAATTGGCAGAATGTTTTGTAACGGTGACATTGACCCAGACTCGCATTTCATCTTCACAGACGCTTGGCACCCTGGGATAATTAATCTGAAATATATGAGCGAGCTGCTTAATATTCCTATTAAAATACACGCACTATGGCATGCTGGTAGTTATGACCCACAAGACTTTTTAGGTAGATTGATCGGTGATAAACCGTGGGTGAGGGATGCTGAACGTAGCTTCTTTGGCGCTGTTGATTATAACTACTTTGCTACAGATTTCCACATAGACATGTTTAGTAACACATTTTTAGATCTTTGGAGTAAAGAAGCGTGTACTAAAATTGGTAAGATTACACGGGCCGGGTGGCCCATGGAATATATGGAAGATACGCTTACTCCATATAAAAATATGAAAAAACGTGACTTAATTTTATTTCCACATAGATTGGCTCCAGAAAAACAACTTGACATTTTTAAAGATATTGCTAAACAATTACCACAATACGAATTTGTCGTTTGTCAAGAAGAACATCTTACTAAACAAGAATATCACACATTGTTAGGTGAGGCAAAAGTTGTATTTTCTGCTAACTTACAAGAAACACTCGGCATTAGTTGCTACGAAGGGGCTATTGTTGATGCTATTCCTATGGTGCCAGATAGATTGAGCTATTCTGAAATGTATAACGATATTTTCAAATATCCCTCAGAGTGGACAGAATCTTTCGAAGCATACACATTACATAAACACGATGTCTGTGCTACGATTACATCTCATATCGAA